AATAAAGCCCGACCCAGATTAACGTTAGTAAATTTACAATACTTAATCCAATCTGCCACAAACTGCGGGATGGCTGGTTTAGGGAAGAAAGAATCGTATAGGTCTTCTGCGTATGATACAGAGATATGCCCGATTGTCGATAATTTTTCGATTGCTTCTTGTCTATCCATCTACTTCCACCATTTCAACCTTATATTTTCATGCATTGCGATATTTAACACCACGTAAGCGGTGTAATTCATTAATCGCATCGTTTTTATTACTGAAGACATGCTCACTGTCTTCCATGTTGTCGTAGTAAACGATAACCTTGTATTTCATATCAACCCTCGGTTCTATCTGCGTAGATTACTGTGGCAGTAGCTACCATGAAGCCATACTCCTTATTTTGGTCATAAGTAACTCTGACATCTAGTAATTCAACACTGTTTTCTTCAACCCACTTGTTTATTGTTTCATCCAAACCTCTATCTGTGTCACTGTCGCTAAATATCTTTACTTTCCGTTTCATATTTCTAACCCCCATAGTTATCGGTTCCGGACCGTCTCTGAAAACCTTTGCCGGATTTCGTGCTATAAATTGCCTTAGCCATTGCATAACTCGACCATCTTCCTTAACAAATCTTCATCCGGCAACTGTTCTAGTGTCAGAATGCGATTGAGCTTTTTAACGTCGATACCTAGCTTGATGCTGATAAGCTTCATATCCTTGCGGTTGTTCCAAAACCATCTCGAAAATTCTTGTGTCTGATCTAATACGCTGGTATGTCCATAGTTTCCCGGTGCATATACACCAACCAACTTGTCCTTATATCTGCTATTCATTCGAGCTCCTTGATTTCAAATTCAATGCGTGGATTAGGACTGTACTTCTTACGAGCACTTAACTCACAAACAATACTGTCATCCGTCCAGACGATACCCTTCTTATCAACTTTGTTGTAACCAGCTTTTGAGATACTGTCAAAGAGCGATTTGACCAGATTATCAACATCTGGAGTTTTCGCATGCCAAAGCGTTTCAGACATAAAACTCTTGAATGCATCCCACGTTTTGGCTCTAGCTTTTGGCGTGGGCTTCTTCGATATATTCAAGGGTGCTTTCATGTAAAAGGTGACATCCACTGAAATTGGTCCGTCATAGAATGGCCCGTCATACTCTTGCTCGATAAGTTGCGAGCACTGACGTCTCCAAGCCTTCATTTTCGGGTCTTCATACGTCCCGAATTTGCTGAATCGCGGCCTTGTTTGTGGTTTAGGCTCGATGTTTAAAATCATTTTCATGTTTTCACCAAATTAGAAGGGTAAATCGTCACTAGTGATGTCCATTGGGCTACTGTTCCCGTACGGACCGTTATCTCTTGCAAAGTTTGGCCCTTGCTGTTGCGGTGCTTGCTGACCATAAGGCCCAGCATAGCCGTTGTCGTTGCCAAACGCTCCCGATGTATTGCCTTGATTAGCATTACTGCCTTCACGCGCTGCACGACTTTCCAACATTTGGAAGTTCTCAGCGACTACCTCAGTAACGTAAATACGTTGGCCTTGCTGATTCTCGTAGCTACGAGTCTGAATGCGTCCAGTAATTCCAATCAATGCGCCTTTTTTAGCCCAGTTAGCCAAATTCTCAGCTTGCTGACGCCAGATAACGCAGTTGATAAAGTCCGTTTCACGCTCGCCGTTAGCGTCCTTGAAGTTGCGGTTAACGGCAAGGCTAAACGTAGCTACTGCGACATTGCTAGGCGTATAGCGTAGCTCTGGGTCTTTGGTTGTTCTTCCAACCAGCACGACATTATTGATCATTGATTTTCTCCTAGAATTTCATAGTTTACAAAGTTATCATCAAGCAATTTAGCGAATTGATGCCATTGATTCTCTCCACCGTGGAATATAAGAGCAAGATTGACCTTGTAAGGCTCAACGGGTTTGCTAGGCACTTCCTCGACTGGTTTAGTGTCTTCGATAACCTCACCAGTTTCAGCGTTGACTGCTTTGATTTCCTCATTTGCTGATTGTTGGGCCATGGCTTCAATTTCTGCCAATCGTGCCGCTTCTGCTTTCGCTTTGGCTTCTGCTTGCTGCTTACGCTCTACGGCCGCATCACGGTCCTTTTTCATTTGCTGCAAGATTTCGACTAGAGGTGTGTCGTTCTGCAACGCTCTAGTGTATGGTTCCGCTGGTAGCTCATAATCAAGAGCTTGTTCTTCAATCATGGCAACGTTAGCCTTGTATTCTTCCAGACGGTCATATTCAGCCAAAACAAGAGCGTCGATTTCTTCGATGGTTTCTTTTTTGAGTTCCATCTTCTTGTCTTTGAAAAACTTTTTCAAAGAATATCCGTCGTACTTGTCTTTAAACGTGTCTTTATTCAACCCTGCCAGCTCGCATTTTTCTTCAAACACTGATCTAACGTGGTCAGCTCGTAGCATTGCTTGGTGATTGTCGATTTCATCACGTTTTGCACGCAACTTGTCAACCAGCTCTTGCAATGGCTTGCGTGATTTCTTCAAATTGCCCTCAAATTCTGTGAGTGGGTTCTTATAGATTTTTGAAATCTCTTTGCGTTTTGCGTCTAGCTTGTCGTCAAGCCCTTTATAGCGTGTGATTTCTTTCTTGATGTCACTATATTCAAGCTGGTCCAGTTGTTCGTCTGATAGCTCGCTAACTGCCGCTTGGATAGCTTTGTCAAATGCTTCAAAATCAAAGTTAATCGTTCCCGGTGTATAAACTGGTTCGATTGTTTCAAGAAAATTGTTCGTTACGTCCTTCATGTTCTATCCCTTTCGGTTATTGATTTGTGTTTGAATGTCGTTGCTTACCACGTTAAAACCTGCCACTAGCAATTCATGAAAATCATTGAGCTTGTACTTCTTCAAGTAGTAATTAGCTACTGTTTCGGTTGCTTGACCCGTAATTAAGGCAAGTTCGTTAATTTGTTGCATGATTGTGTCATGTTGCTCGTTGCTAATGAAGTTAGGTTGTTGATCGCTTCTTGACTCATAGCGTGCTTGTTGCGGTTGTGGCTGTTCTTCCACTTCCTCAGTGTCTTCGACTAGTTCTGGCTCTGGTTGGACTGGTTGAGCTTGTTCCTGTCTTTGCTGCTCAATCTGTGCCATTTTACGAGCCTTAACATCCTCTTGCGTTTCTCGTGGGGTAACGTCGATAGGTGCCACTTGCTCCATTTCATCCGCTGTATATAGACCGCCTACGTTCTCCGAGAACGCATCTCGGACGGCTGCCACGATTGCCACCTTTTCAATCATTTGCCCTGGTGCTTTCTGCCACCAATTCTTATGCGTGTTATAAGCTGATAATTCAACTTCACGATACACTGGACGACTTCGGTCCTTTCGGTACACTTCACACCACCCGCCGATTAAGGTAGCCTTGCGAGGTAAGATTACGCCCTTCTTAGTTTTAAGCTCGCCTTGTTCATTCTCGTAGATCACACCACTTTCAAAACCATCATAGTTTAGATTCTGTTCTGCTCGCTTCATGAAAGCGTCCTTAGACACCACGATTTGAGCCGGGTTGTTACCATACTTGATGAAATAGACCTCTTTAGTAAAAGGGTTAAGGTTGCGATTCTTAACGATTGCTAGCAACGTTTGAAGCTCTTGAGGGCTTGCTTGATGTTTCGGGTCAACGAAATTTCTCAATGTCTCGCCGTCAAGCTGTTGCAAGTCAGTTAAATACGCCCCTTTTGTAGTTTGTAATTGATTTTCCATGTCATGTCCTTTTTAATGCCCCTAATTCTCAAATTTTGGGGGTTATTTGCCGTTTTACCGTTTATCTAGTGTAATTGTGCCACTAGATAATTCAGGACGGTTACAAGCGATTTTAGAGCCATTTCTTGCCCTTTGACTTTTTTAGGTGCCAAAGCTCCCTTTTGAGCTTGGTGTTTTCTTGAGCTAGTGACAAGATTCTGTCTTGCTGACTATTGATAATCTCCCCCAACTCTCGACCTAAATTCATGTACTTGTTCCGCCAACGGTTCTCAACTTCATAAGTTTCTTGTTCCACGTTTAATGCCTACCCTCCCACCACTTCAATTATTTAATTAATTATTTTTCTCAAAAATGCTTTGATTTCGTCTTTTGTAACTTCGTTACGTTCTGTGCGTTCGAAGTCCGAACCGTCAAGTTTAGTTACGTTGTACTCAACTTCCACATTAAGCACTTCGCAGCCAAACAGTTCAGCAAGCTTGTCGAGCTTGTCTTTTTGGTCTTCATACGACTCAAGCGGCATAGATAGAGCATTTTCTAAATCTTCGCTGAATCCCGCTTCAAATGCTAGACTCCCTCTGTCTTTGTATTTTCCGAGAAATCCATCTTTTTCAGCGCTATAAAATACGACTTGTTTGTTATTTTCTTTCATGATTATTCTTCCTCACCTTCGTTATATTTCTTAAATCTAAGAGTTAGAGCAGTGATACCTGCTGCAATTACTACGAGCCCCAAAGTGCTAGCGATACCTTCTTTTTCACCAGTGTTCGGAAGAGTACCACCGTAAACAGGTGTATTTGCCACCTCTTTTGGCTCAGAATCGAGCTTATAAGATACTGCGGCAGATTGTGCCGCTTTATTATTAGGACGCTCTACGCTCGTTTTAGGGGCTTTTTCTGGCGTGCTAGGTTTTTCTGGTGTTGGTTCCTCTGGGATGTGCAATTCTGGCAAATCGAGGATAGGGGCATCATTCGGAATCACTCCACCTTCAAATGGTGGCAACTCACGAACTTCTGGAATTCCCGGAATACCTCCTTGGAATTCAGGCTTATCGTGTACTGGTGCTTCATTTGGTACTGTGCCTCCGTTCCACTCTGGCTTGTCGTAAACTGGTGCTTCGTTTGGCACTGTGCCGATTGGCTCGTTATATTCTGGAATTTCAACAACTGGTGGATCATTAGGGACTACACCGCCTTCAAATTCCGGTTTTTCATATTTTGGAGCGTCGTTTGGTACAGTTCCAATTGGCTCTGTATACTCCGGCAACTCACGTACTTCCGGAATGCCGGGAATGCCGCCTTCAAACTCTGGAATGTCAACTTTTGGAGCTTCACGAGGGATTTCAAAAGTTGGCTCTGGTTTGTTCTCACCAGACGCATCACCACGGCCACCGACAAGCTGAATTTTTTGGTATGCAACAGAACCATCATTCTCAGCTTTTAGCTCAATTTTATTTGTGGGGTTAGTGGAGTCCTTAACCGCATTTGTTAATTTTGTCTTGTAGTACAAGTAAATCATGTGGTCTAGTCTATCCATTTTGATTTCAAAACCATGCTCAGATTTTGAGATAGACTTAACTAAGTCCATAGCTGAACCTTTGTCAATCCACGGATCTAGACTTTCAATGTTCTTGATTTCAAAGTAGTTATCAACAAGCTTTTGGTTTTCTGACATCTCGTCAATGATTGATACATAGTTTAGTACTCGTTTTGCATAGTTAACACGAGCAGTCCAATTAATAACAGTAGGGTCTTCTTTGTCTTGGAATCCCCACTTTGTGATAAGTTCATCTTTACCGATGACTCCCTCATTACCAACATTGACTGTTACTACAGTTCCATTGAAATTGATATTTACTGGCTTACCTGCCACAACTTTATCTG